TTAGAAGTAAGTTTCTAGCTCCGTTTTTTTATTTATGCCATCTATTCTTATTTCCTTGACTAAATTTTTTATAAGTTTTCGTTTACTATCAATATCCTTACAATTAATAAAAATGTTTTTAAAATTGCTTAGTTGTTTTATGAAAGAATCTTTATTATAATTAGAAACATTATTTAATAAATTCTCCTTTTCTTTCTCTTCAATATTTTTTTGTAGTTCATTTACTTCTTTTTTTAGTTCTCTTATTTGTTCTAAAAAAATATCCTCTAGTTCATCATCTAAAGATAATTTTAGTACTAAATTTTTTATTTGTTTTTGTTTTTTATTTAAATCATTCCTTAATTTTGAAGTATCAATAGGTGTGTTATTGGTATGTATATTATTAATTTTATAGTTATAAAGGGCATTTAATACAGTTTCTTCTACATCACTAATTTTAATCATTTTATTTTTACAATGTTCTAATCCAGTATCTTTTTTAGCACATGCAAAGTATTTATAGTAGCCTCCATTTGTTTTCTTTTTTTGTTTTGTTCTCATATAGCTGCCACAATAAGAACATCTACATAGGCCATTAAGAAATGTAACATCACCGGTACCACGTCTACCACTATTATTTTTACTTTTAAGAATGTGTTGAACCTTTATATACTCCAATCCACTTATTATGCCTTTATGTTTTCCTATTGCTACAATCCATTCAGATATATTCCTAAATTCTACTCCTTCATCGTTAGTTTTATTGGCTTTCCCATAGCTCACGAGTCCATTTCCATTTAGTTGGCCATAAAGGTTTATTCCTCTATTAGTTAAATACTTGGATATTTCATTATCACTTTTTACATAGACTAAGTTGGTTAATATTCTTTTTATACTGGTGGGAGATTTTTTTATATTGTAGCTTTGTTTAAGCCATTTACTTACTTGAAATAAGCTTTCAGTTTCTAAATATTTATCAAATATTTCTTTGACTGTTTTTATAGTGTCATTATCTTCTTTTAAATATTTTTCTTTTTTAATAGTTATAGTTTTATATCCGTAAGGAGTTATACCACCAGTCCATTTACCTTTTTTCGCCATTTCATTCATATTTGAAATAACTCTTTGAGATATATTTTTTCTTTCCATTTCAGCTACTGCAGCAAGCATAGTCATCATTAATTTGCCTGCAGGAGTTGATGGATCAAAACCCTCTGTAACAGAAATTAAATTAACTCCTAGTTTATCAAGTTCTTTATGAAGCTTTAAAAAATCGAGTGCATTTCTAGCAACTCTATCGAGTTTCCAGAATACTATGGCTTTATAGTATCCCTTTTTTACTAATATCATCATTTTATTAAAATCAGGTCTAATCATATTTCTTCCACTATAATCATCATCAAAATATTCATCTATTAAAGGATTTTTATAAATTCTTTCAATATAATTACGACAAATATTAATTTGATTTTTTATACTTTCACCAGTTTCTTTTTCCTCGCTTCTACGAGCATATATTGCTATTTTTTCTATTTTCAAAACCTCCTTATTGAAAACCGAATATATGTTTGATTATAATTTAAAAAATATATTATAAATTAACTAGTTGTTTTAAAGCTCTTGCGGGAACTTCAATACAACTAGCTATTTGTTTATAAGTCATTTGATACATTTCTATTTCATCAAATTCTATATTACTTAGCTTGAGTGCAAAATAATCAGCTTGTTTTTCGAATTTAGGAATATTTAATAAGTCTTTATTTAGCGAATGTTCAATATCGGGTTGTAAAATTGCATGACCTAATTCATGTCTTAAATAAAATAGTTCATGTTTTTTATGTAAGTTATTTCTTATAAAAATAATTTCTTTTCCATAAAAATTTCTTATATAAACACTATGATTATCTTGTAGTAACTTATTTACTGGTTCTAACTTAATAATAAATATATTTAATGCATCACATAGTTCATAAGGATTATTAGTGCCATATGTGTCTATTAGTCCTAATACAATGTCATCAATCCAGTGCAATATAATCACCTACTTTTTAAATTTAAAACTTATAAGTTCCATTTGTTTTAAAAGTTCATTAGCGAAGTCTAATATTTCATTATCATCTAATTTGTCAGAATCAAAACCATTAGAACCGAATATTTGATGTTTATTTACATACTCTCTAGCTTCATCAGAGTTAGTAAATTCTTTAGGTATAACAGATAAGTCCTTTTTTATAGATGTATCTGTTTTTTCTTTTTTAGTTTCTTCATCAAAGAAGTCGTTTACTGAAACACCAAGAGCGTCTGCAATAGTTTTTAATGTATCAATACTAGGGTTATACCTATCAGCTTCTAAGTCGGCTAAGTAACCTCGCGATATATTACACTTATCAGCTAAAGCCTTTTGAGTAAGGTTAGCGCCTTTTCTTAATTTTTTCAAAGTAACACCTATTTTCATTTAAAAACCTCCTTAGTGTGTCGGAATTACCGACCATATAAGTTTATTATAATTGTTCAACAAATTAAAATCAATATGCAAAATGACGGAAATACAAGCATATAAAAGGAAAATGAAGGCGTGACACTACAAATGCTTAAAAATGAATAATTATAGTCGTTAATTCACGACAAGGAAACTTTACATATTGACGTGAATACATTACAATTAACGTATCGAAAGGAGGTTGAAACATGATATCAGAAAACAAAATCATTATTGGGAAAATTTTAAAAGAAGCTAGAATAAAGGAAAACATGACGCAGGCAAATCTATCTAAAAGAGTAGGGATTTCTCGAAGTTATTTAGCTGATTTAGAAGCGGGAAGATATGCACCAAGCTCAGAAAAATTGCTGATTTTAGCGAGAATTTTAAAATTAGATATAAATTCTTTAATAGATAAGATTAAACATTAACAGGAGATGATTAAATGAATAATGTACAAGTTTTTAAAAATCAACAACTTATACCATTACAACATAACGATAACGGTGAAGTAATAATCAGTGGGAGAAAACTACATGAATTTTTAAAAGTTCAACAAGATTTCTCACATTGGATTAAAAATCAACTTGAGGCAGTTGGTTCGGAAGAAGATAAAACACACACGCTTTTAAAGACGAGTGCAAATAATGGTGGTGGTACTAAGATCGAATATATTTTAACACTTGATACTGCGAAAGAAATTTGTATGATAGCTGGTGTAGCACCAAGAACAAACATAGATACTAAAAGGTTAAGTAAACAAGCAAGGCAATATTTTATAGCAGTGGAGAAAGCATGGAATAGTCCAGAAATGATAATGAAAAGGGCTTTAGAAATTGCAAATAAAAGCATTGAAAAATTAAGATTAGAAAATGCCGAAAAAGAAAATCAACTTCAAGAGCAAAAGCCTAAGGTTTTATTTGCAAATGCAGTTTCAGCTTCACATGCTTCAATTTTAGTAGGAGAACTAGCTAAGATATTAAAACAGAATGGAGTTGATATGGGACAAAACAGATTATTCAGATGGCTTAGAGATAATGGTTATTTAATTAAAAGAAAAGGAACTGATTATAACATGCCAACTCAATACAGTATGGATATAGGACTATTTGAGGTTAAGGAAACATCAATAACACATAGTGATGGACATATAAGCATAAGTAAGACACCTAAAGTAACTGGCAAAGGTCAAATGTACTTTATAAATAAGTTTATAGAAGGACAAGCTGAAAGTGAGATAGCTTGTAACTAAGGGAGGTGAGTAAATGTTACTTGAATGTAAGATTATAGGAAAACAGGATCCAAAGGAAGCAACAAAAATATTGAATAGAGTTGTAAGTGAACTTATAAGGGATGGAAAAATAAAATTAGATTTTCCAGAGGAAAATTTGAAAACAAGTAAACAAGGAGACAAGTAAATAAGTAAAAGGTTTTAGTAATAGAATAATAAATGCTAATAATCAAGTAAGTTTTTAGGAGGAAATAGGAATGGATAAAAATATAATTATGGTGACCATAATAGCAAGTATCGCAGTTTCAACTATTACAGTCACAACAATAAATATGATTATTAATTATAAATTTTTAAAGAAAGTAGATAAAATAACAAATGAATTTATGGAAGAATTAAAGATTATAACTTTAGATGCATTAAAAGCTATGAAATACAGGTGTTAATAAAATTTAAACCGTAATTTGTTAGCTCAAGTACTCCATAGCGAGGATGTAGGCTTCTATTTTTAAATTCTGGTCTTATTAAATAAGTAAGTTTAATTTGTGGTTTTATAAAGTTTTCAAAAAAATCAAGAGTATTTTTATAAGCTTCAATATCAGAAAGTTCAGAATTATAACCTATAGAAATTAAATTCAATCTGGATAGGTTATCTAGTGCCATATGTAAAAGATTTAATGATTTTTCATCAGTAATACAATCTAATTTTATTAAATCTTTAACGACAGCACATCCGGTTCTACCAAAGGAAGAAAACTCATTTTCTAACAGCATATAAGTAATAATAGGATGTTCAGGTTTATGAGATAATTCTTTTAAAACTAAAGCATCAAAAGGACTAAGTTGTTTTATTATTTCAATAAAAGAAGAATGCGAGAAATTTTTATTATCAATATTCATTGATGAAGCAATAAGTTTTGAAAACATTTTTCTGAATTCATCTTTTTCAATATAAAACTTAGATGCATCTAGAGCAGGACCTACAATATTTAAAGGTGGTTCCACTAGTTTTTCTTCTGGTATTTTAGAAAGCTCATTTTTTATATCTTTTTTATATTTTTTCAGATTTTCATTTTGTTTGATTTTGAACTTATCAGTTGGATAATTTATAGGGCTAAAAATTAAATGAAAAATATTACCAAGGGTTTTACCAATTTCCTTAGCAGCTGGAGAAAGAGATTCATCTATAAATTGTGGACATTCAGGCAGTTTTATTAAATTTAATTCAGACATAAATACACTTCCTTTCAACAAAATTGTACCACAAAAAGAAGATTAATAGTAAAAATATACAACCATACCAATATAAATTAAAGACGTAAAGTCTTTATAAAAAATTTTAACAAGCTAAAAAAGTTTATATTTATCCAATATATGTATATGATAGAACATTGTAAATAGTACCTTAATCCTTGTAACTAAATGAGCTAATTCGAGCGGGAGTAGGCGAAGATAAGAGCCACACTAAAATAAAATGTATAGCCACCGCCAAGACAATTAGTTGATTTAGTTACAAGGAAGGTAAGAAGGTAGGTGATATGTTGACGACTGTAGGACAGTTAATACTTAGTGTATATAGTTTATTAGCAATAACCTTTTTAATCATTCTAAATATTAAAAGAATGATTAAAGAAAGTGACGAAGGTTGGGAGCTTGTTTTATTAATACCAGTACTTGTATTGCTAACAAATATAATCTAAGGAGGTTTTTAAAAATGAATGAGAATTGGTATGTATTAGCTGTAGCAATACTTACAGAAAAATCCCGTACAGTGGAACAGGCCTTTGAGTTATATGAAAAGGGTAAAGTAAGTAGAGGAATAAAGAGACCAAAAGAAGATATAGAAGATATGTTGAAACTAAGAAACAAATTAACAATAAAAGAATTAGCAGAAATCTATGGAACTTCTCGTGGTGGTATAAGTGGACTTATTAGTAAGTATAAAAAAAGAGCTGCAGCAACAGCCCAATAAAAAATTTAATTAAATATTCGTAATTACAGTTTATAAGATATTGGGGGTTTTGTAAAGTATATAGATTTTTACGAAGGAGGTAGCTAAGTGGCAAATAGAAGAATGTTTAGCTTATCAATTATAGATACAGATTTATTTTTAGATATGCCTTTAAGTACACAAGCACTGTATTTTCATTTAAGTATGAGGGCAGATGATGATGGTTTTATAGGAAATCCAAAGAAAATACAACGAATGGTTGGAGCAAGTGATGATGATATGAAAGTTTTAATAGGTAAACAATTTATAATACCATTTGAAAGTGGTGTTTGTGTAATAAAGCATTGGAGAGTACACAATTATATTCAAACAGATAGATATAGTCCAACATTCTATAAGTTAGAGAAATCAATGCTTGCAGAATATAACAAGACTTATAATTTATCTATGGATACAAATTGTATACAAGATGGCTCCAATATGGATACACAGGTTAGGTTAGGTAAGGATAGGTTAGAGATAGAGTTAGGTAAGGATAGGTTAGAAGATACAACTAAAGTTGTTAGTAGTATTAAACTACAACCTATTATTGATAAATGGAACTCTTTGAAACTTAATAAACTAATTTCTATAAATAGTGGTACAAGTAGATATAATATGACCAATGCAAGAATTAAGGAATATGGTTTAGATAAAGTAATCAATGCCATAGACAATATTAATTATTCTAGTTTTTTAAAGGGACAAAATAATAGAGGGTGGACCATAAAATATGATTGGTTTATAAAGCCTAATAATTTTATAAAAGTATTAGAGGGTAATTATACAGATAAAGAAAGCAATACGGAATCAATTGAAAGTGATAATCCATTTTTAAATATGTTAGGTGATGAAGATGAATAATACGGATACAATAAAAATTTTAAGTGTAATAAAAGCTGCTTATCCACAATGGGCAAGAGATTTAAAACCTATAGATGCTAAAGCTATGGTTAATTTATGGTCAAGCATGTTACAAGAGTATGAATATAACTTAGTGCAGATTGCAATTAAGAAAATTATAGCAACTAATAAATTTCCTCCAAGTGTTGCAGAAGTAATAGAAGCTATAAATTATATAAAAACGGGTGGTCAAAGTGAAATGACAGAGATTGAAGCATGGGGATTAGTTAGAAAGGCTATAAAAAATTCAGCTTATAATGCAGAAGAAGAATTTAATAAGTTACCAGTAAAAATACAGCAAACTATAGGCAGCCATAATATACTCCACAATTGGAGTCAAGAAAGTGTAAATGCTATAGAAACAGTTATAGGATCTAACTTTATGAGAAGTTATAAAGTAACTGTAGCAAATAAAAGACAGGAAGAGCAGTTACCACAAAATATAAAGACTATGTTGGGCAGTATAGCAAAAAAGATGATTGAGGGGGAATAAAAAAGTGTCTAGATATAGGTTTTGGACACCAGAGGAACAACAATTTTTAGAAAGAAATTGTAAGGCAATGGACATTGAAGCTATAGGAAATAAATTAAACAGGAGTGTTATAGCTGTAAAGCTTAAAGCAGAAAATATGGGACTAACACTTAAAGGGGCAGAAAAAATAAGAAGAAAAGAAAAATATAAGCCTAAGATAATCAGTTTTACTACTGGAGATATAGTACAAGTTAAATATTTAAGAAATACTGAAAGACTTAGAAGTGTTGATATAAAAGGTAGGGTAATATTTAAATCAAAATATATAGCGGTTATAAAAACAGTACAAGGATATACAGAGGGCATAAATTTAAATGATATGAGGTGCGGAAGAATTAAAGTTGAAAGGATGTAAAATATGCATTTAATGATTTTAGATAAAGAGGAAACACTTCCAGAAGAACTATTAAAATTGCAGGAAGAAGTTAATGAAGTTAAGGAAGCTATTTTAAATAATGATACAGAAAATACTACAGAGGAGGTGCTAGATGTAATACAGGTATGTGTTGGTATGTTGTATACACTTAAGAAAGCTAAAAATGTTGATATAAGAAAAGAGTTTAATAAACATACTAAGAAGCTAGTTAAAAGAGGTTGGAAAGATAAAGGAATAGTTTTAGTACAAGCTTATAAAGAATAAAAATATTGATAATTTAGGAAGGTGAGGTAATTGAAAAAGCCAATACTTTTTAATACAGAAATGGTTGAAGCTATTTTAAGCGGAAGAAAGACAACTACAAGAAGAATAATAAAAGATGTTTCTTCTAGACTTAATTTTATAGGAACTAGTTCAGAAGATGGAGTTATATTTAATCATGCAATATTTGGACATGGGGATATTGATGATATAGCAAATGTAAAAGTGGAAAAACGTATTAAAGCTCCATATCTTCCAGGAGATATTCTTTGGGTGAGAGAAACATGGAAAGTGCAAAGCCTAAGCAATATGAATTATAGAGCTAAATTTTTATATAAAGCAAAACCTAATTATAAATTAAAAACAACTAATGTAGATAGTGAAACGTATATAAAATTATTAAGATATGAAAGTAAGAATGGTTGGCATCCTTCTATATTTATGCCAAAAGTAGCAGCAAGAATATTTTTAAAAGTAAAAGAGGTAAGAATTGAAAGATTACAAGGATTAGATTACCAGGGAGCATTAGGTGAGGGAATAATAGGATATGACGGATGGACCAGTAAGTTTAAAGAACTATGGAATAGTACATTAAAAAAAGAACAGTTAAACAAATATAGTTGGAACAGTGATCCTTGGGTATGGGTAATAGAGTTTGAAAGAATTGAGGATTTTAATGAATAGATATAGAGTTGAATTTAGAGTAAATAGTAAAGATTATTTTAGAAAAGATTGTAGTGAAAATCAATTGGAGCAAACTAAGAATTTTATAAAAATCATTCAATTAAAAAGTATTCAAAGAGGTAAATGTTATTATAGAAGGTTTCCGCTAGGAGAAAATAAAAAGATATATTTTTAAATATTAAGACACAATATGAAATTAATGTGAAGTATTTTAGGGAGGAATTTATAATGAAAAAAGAAAATGAAGTTCAACAAGAAAATATACAAAAACTAATTATATTAGCGAAGGAAAATCCAACATTAAGAATAATCCCAATGGTAAACTCCGAAGTGGTTGCAGATGATGGATATTGTTATTGGACAGGTAGTTGGGAAGAAGCTTATATAGATGAGGTTTACGTAAGTGATGAAAGAATATATTTCAAGTCTTTTGATACTGAAGAATTGGAAGAACAGTATATAGATAATTATGATGAAGGGCATCCAACAAGTGAAGAACATATTAAAAAGTAGGCAGAAAATAAGGTGTCAAATTTACCTTGGGAAAAGGTTATTGTAGTTTATATTAATACACCATAGTTAAGTTACAATTCAAAAGAAGGTGGGTAGTTATATATGAATATTACAGAACAAATAATAAATGAATTAAAGGAAGATTCATGTGAATTATATTACAAAGAAAGAGATATATTGGAAAAGATAACTCTACTTGAAAATATGATACAAGAAGCTGACGAGTTAAAGGGAATATTAAAAGAAGAATTAGAAGCAATATTGAATTAAGTCGCACTTCAAATAAAATACGAAGGAGGATGAAAAGTGAAAATTTATATAGCTGGAAAAATAACTGGATTAAAAGATTATAAAAAAATATTTAAAGATGCCGAATGTAAGTTGAAAAAAGAGGGTAATATTTGTATGAATCCTAGTATTTTACCAGAAGGATTTCCCTATGAAGCATATATGCCCATTTGTACAGCTATGATAGATCAATGTGATTCAGTATATATGTTAAATAATTGGGAGGATAGTAAAGGAGCTAGGGTAGAATTAGAATATGCAAAAGTAACTGGCAAGAAAATTTTATATCAAGGTTAGAAACTTAGGAGGTTGTATTCTAATGCAGATTATACCAGGGGAAAAAATAAAATTTGGTAAGCAATGTGATATGTTTAAAATCATAGATAAGCAATTGAAAGCTAATAAAAAGAGAAACATTAGGAAGTAAAAATTAATAGGTAGAAAGCTATTCAGATATACCTTTCTACCTAAACTGTACTAGAGTATTAATTAGGTAGTACAAAGGGGGATAAATATGTCTTATATAGATTCTGTTTTAGATAGAGCATATAAAAATGTTATAGCTAGAATTTGGAATAATGCTAAACCTAAAAATAAATATAAAAGGAGAGTGAAAAACAGAAATAAATTGTATAAATATAGATTGCAATTAGGAAGAGTAAAGAGAAAAAGAAAGGGTGGAAAATAAATGAATAAGGTTGTTTTAATAGGAAGGTTGACCAAGGACCCGGAGTTAAAATTTACACCTGGAAATGGTACAGCAGTAGCCACATTTGTTTTAGCAGTAGAAAGAAGGTATAAAAGGGAGGGACAACAAGAAGCTGATTTTATTCCTATAGTAGTATGGGGAAAACAGGCAGAAGCTACAGCAAACTATGTGGCTAAAGGTAAATTAGTAGCGGTGCATGGAAGAATTCAAACTAGAAACTATGAAGCTAAAGATGGCACAAAAAGATATGTTACCGAAGTAATATCGGAGGAAATACAGTTTTTACAATGGGCAGACAAGCCTGCGAATAGTTCTACACAATGGAATGATGTTGTTTCAGTTGAGGATGATGGAGATATACCATTTTAAAATAGAAAGGGGTTAATTTTATGGAATATATAAAAGAAATTAATATAAATGAAGCTGTAATTCATATTTTGGATAATAATAATGAGGAGCCTATTTTAAATCAATTTAGACTTAGTCTAGATGAAGAAATCTACAAGTTCATATTAAAGCATCTAGATAAATGCTTAAAAGATGAAAATTTGCAATATGCTAAATTTAAAGAAGAAAGCATAGTAAAGAATATTTCACAAGGATATTTAAATGGACAAAGTGATTTTATTGAAGTATCTAAGGAATTAGCTAAGCAACTCTTTATATTGATGAAAGGAAATGAAAGTATTACTTCATGTGATTTAATGATAGTATCAATATCTACTGAATATGGTCCTATGTTAGTTATATTGAAAATGGATTATGTAAAAAATTATATCCATTAAGTAGATGTAATAGAAGATAGAATAAAAATTAAAATATATCCTGAAGTACAAAGTTTACCTGTCAGCAGCACTAAAATTCAAAAATGTGCATTTATAAAACCTATAAGAGAGGATCAGGACTTTAATTTAATGGTAATAGATAAACAAAGTAAATCAAAAAATGAAGAGTATGGTTCAAATTACTTTATAAATAAGTATTTAGGATGTACTAGAGTAGAAAATGAAAGAGATAATACTAAAAAGTTTATAAAGGCTACAGATAAATGGATTAAAACAAATTTGGGAGAAAATGCAGAGTTATCAGAAAAAGTTATAAGAAACGTAAATAAAGCTTTAAAAGAAAAAGATACCATAAATGTAGAAGAGTTATCCCAAGATATTTTTGGGGATTCGGAAGTTAAATTTAGTTATAGTGAATTTATAGAAGAGGAAGGAATAAAAGAAAAAGTAATTATAGATAAGGATTATGTAGATAAAAAGTTTAGAAAAAGAAAATTGAAATTAGATAACAATATAGAAATATGTATGGATGAAAAAACTTATAATGATACTGATAAATTTGAAATTAAAAAGGCTGGAGATGGCTCTATAAATATAGTTATTAAGAACATATATAATTATATTCAAAAATAGGGGGAATTAGATGTTAACTATACTGGCTACAGTTATTATAATTATAATGACAATCATAGTGGCAGTTATAAAGACAAGTAAGGAAGAAAATAATATTTGTTCTTTTAACTGTAAGAATTGTGGGGAGAAAGATGTATGTGAAATAAGGAAAAATAAGGAGGAGTAAATGAAATTTGAACATAAGATTGAAAAAATATTAAATGAATATACAACGTTAATAAATGAGATTAAAAATTTAGAATTAAATATTGAAGAAGTAGAAAAGGATTATAAAGGAATAGGTGCTATATCTTATAGTGAAAAAACAGGTCAAACTTTTAAAATAAACAATTCAGTTGAAGAAGAAGTTATAAATAAAGAAGAAAGAATAAAATATTTAAAGAGGATAAAAAGAGCTAAAGAGATAGAAGTGGAAAAAGTAAATAATGCGTTGGAGGTATTAAATGAAAAAGAAAGAAGAATAATTGAATTAAAATTTTTCAACGAAAGAAAAAAAAGCTGGACTAATGTAAGCAGAAGAATGGATATGTGCGAAGCTTGGTGCAGAAATCTTAAAAATAGAGCAATAAAGAAGATGATACCTGTATTATTTGTAGAGGGTAGCGAAAAAGTAGCGGGAAAATAGCGTTATAAAGTATAGAAAAGTAGCACCTTTTTAGTTTAATATATAAAATATGGATTAAAAGATTTTTATTCATTTTCATATTTAGAAAAGCACTTAACTGTTATAGTTAGGTGCTTTTTACATACTTAATAGAGCTTAAGAGATTATATTCATATACATAGGTGGTGAGAGGTTTGAAAATAGAAAAAATAATAGAAGCACAGCAACCAAGAATGCATAAGGAATTAAAGAAGAATAGAAAACATAATAAAAAAAAGAGTAGGAGAGGAAATAAAGAAAACCTCTCCTTTAGTGATTATGTGGATATGATGAAACATGATAGATATAAAAGACACAAGGGAGCTTTAAGGCAGGTGACAAAATGAGTTGAATTTTGTAGAGCCTATAAGAGATACACAAAAGGTTAGAGATATACAAGAGTACTTAAAGAGAACAGATGAAAGAAACTATATATTATTTATTACAGGAGTTTATACAGGACTTAGAATAAGCGATATATTAAGACTTAAAGTTAAAGATGTTAAAGATAAAAGGTTTATTTATATAAGAGAAAAGAAAACATCTAAGCAAAACATAATAGAAATAAATAAGCTTCTGGAGAAAGAATACAAATGGTATTGTTCCAACAGAGAGTTAGATGAATATTTAATTAAATCAAGAGAAGGAGTTAATAAAGCCATTAGTAGAGTTCAGGCTTATAAGATAATTAAAACTGTAGGAAAAGACTTTGGAATAGGTAACTTAGGAACTCATACGCTTAGAAAAACCTTTGGTTATCACTACTATAAACAGACTAAAGATGTAGCAACATTGATGAAGATGTTTAATCATAGTGATCCTTCAATAACACTTAAATATATTGGAATAATACAAGATCAAATGAATAAGGCTAGAAGGGATTTTAAAATTTAAAAATACATATGATTTTTATTTTTTTATGTATAAGGATTAACATAAATGATAGGTGTTAAACTAATAAAATTAAAAACTAATATAAGTATTATAAATGCAATGCTTATTAAGTATTAAGCGAGTTTAACAGAATATTAGATATGTTAAGTTAAAAAGAAAGAAGATGGTTGAATGTTAGGTTATAAAGAATGACAACAACTGAATTAGTAAATTGGATTAGAAAGCTAATACAACATAATAATATAAAAGCTTTTTATAACTCTGTTCATTGGTTAGGCAAAAGAGCTGAAGCATTAGAAAGAGATAACAGTGAATGTCAGAAGTGTAAGGCTAAAGGATTATATAGCGAGGCTCAATGTGTACACCATAAAGAGCATGTAAGGAAACGACCAGATTTAGCATTAACACTAAGCAATTTAATATCTTTATGTAATAGCTGCCATGATGAAGAACATCCTGAAAAGCTAAGACGCAAAGCAAAACCACAATTGAATGAAGAAAGATGGTAAGAGTGCAGAATTATTTAGTATCTTATACACCCCCGGGTCAAAAAAATAAAAAAATTTTAGAGTAATGGAAGAACGGGTAGAAGGGTAGACAAAAGATAAATTTTAATGCTTCACATAAGGGGGGTGCACACTTAATAAAAATAGGGTGCATTTTAGAGGAAAAGAGGTGATTAAAATGAATGAAAGGGAGAATTTAACAAAGAGTGAAAAAGCTTATGAAGATTATATTTTAGGTATGACATATCAAAAAATTGCTGATAAATTTGAGGTATCAATTAATACAGTTAAATCATGGAAAAAAAGATATAAATGGACACGAGAAAGCACACAAAAAAAGGGTGCATCAAAAAATAGTGTGCATAAGCTGGGAAATATTTTATTTATGGAAATAAAAAGAGATTTATTAAAACAATTAGAGTCAAATGGAACATATGGAAAACACTATGAAGATTTAATAAGTGACTATATGTCCTTATGGAATATTAAAAATAGATTAATAGAAGATATAAAAGAGCGTGGTGTTTCAGTAGAATGGAATAATGGTAAACAACATGGCAGAAAAAAGAATGATAGTATTTCAGAATTAAATAAAACAAATGCTCAAATGTTAAAAATACTGAATGAGTTAGGACTTAAACCAATTCCACAAGAAGATGATTATGATGATATTTAATCAAAATATTGATGAATATATTGATTTAGTAGAAAATAATAAAATTATTACTAATGAAGATATAAAAAAAGCTATAAGGTTAGTAAAAGAAAAGTTATCACAACCTAATGTACTCATAAAATCTGAAATGATTGATAAGGCAATAGAGAAAATAGAGCAGTATTTTAAATTTAAATTATTACCTTGGGAAAGATTTATTATAGGATTAATTCATTGTTATTATGATGATGGTACTTTAGTTTGGGATACGTTTTTTCTATATATGGGAAGAGGTGCAGGTAAAAATGGATTTATAAGTGGAGTATCATGGTATTTAACTACTAGTTTTCATGGGATTAAAGAATATAATGTTGATATTGTTGCAAATTCAGAACAGCAAGCTAAGACTTCATTTGAAGATGTATACAATATTATTGATGATAATAAAAAATTAAGTAAAGCGTTTTATTACACTAAAGAAAAAATAATTTATAAAAGGACTAAATCGTATATAAAATATAATACTTCAAATGCAAGGACTAAAGATGGTTTAAGACCAGCTTGTATAATATTTGATGAAATACATGAATACGAAAATTATGACAATATAAAGGTTTTTAAATCTGCGTTAGGTAAAAAGAAAAATTGTAGAACTTTTATGATAAGTACAGATGGATATGTTAGAGGTGGTGTTTTAGACGACTATTTAGAAACTTCACATTTAATACTGGAGGGTGAAAATAAAAATAGTAGAATGATGCCTTTACTTTATCATTTAGAAAATAAACAAGAAGTTAAAGATAAATCTTTATGGGAAAAGGCAAACCCATCATTGAGATATTTTAAAGACTTACAAATTGTTATGGATCAAGAATATATAGATATGGAATTTAATATTCAACTATATACAGAATTTATGACAAAAAGAATGAATATACCTGAAGGCAATAAAGATGTTGAAGTAACTTCATGGGAGAATATACTTGCGACTAATCAACCTATTCCTGATTTAACTGGAGCTACTTGCAGAGTAGGAATAGACTATGCTAAGACAACAGACTTTGTGTGTGCTGGGCTTTTAATTAAATTTAAGGGCAAATACTACTGGATAAGTCATACCTGGGTATGTAAGAAATGTAATGACTTAGTAAGAATTAAGGCTCCATTGGAAGAATGGGCAAGTGAAAAAGGTGGTAAACTATTAACTTTTGTTGATGGTCCTGAGATACCACCGGAAACAGTTGCTAATTGGTTGGCAGAGCAAGCACAAAGGTATAATTTAACTATGCTAGGAATGGATAATTATAGATATACATTATTAGCAAAGGCCTTAAGAAGAGTAGGATTTGACACTGATAAAAAAGGTGCAAATAATATAAAGCTTACTAGACCGAGTGACCAGATGAAAATATATCCCATTATTAATAGTGAATTTACTAATCATAATATTATATGGGGTGATAATCCACTTATGAGGTGGTATACAAATAATACTTGTTTAAAAGCCGAAGCACATGATAACTATAGTTTTGGTAAGATTGAACCTAAAAGCAGAAAGACAGATGGATTTATGGCTTTTATAGCTGCAATGTGTGCTGATGGTACAGAATTACCTGATAGTGGAGAAACAGTAGATATTGATTTTGGAGTATATACTTATTAAACAATAGGAGGAGATAAAATGGATCTCAATAATAAAGATGGTAAAAAGTCTTTAGAGTGTAAAGTCAGTATAAAAGGTACGGATGTATTTAAGAATATAATAAACATAATAAAAGATATAACGGGAGATAAGAGAATACCTAATCTAGTAAGAAAAGAATACAAACAAAAAATAATGTCTCTAGTAGAAAAAGATAAGTCTTAGTAATAAGGCTTTTTATTTTACCTTGAAAGGGGGTGGAATATTGAAGGTTATAGATTGGATAAAGGATTTCTTCGGATTAGGAAAAGATACATTGTATTTAACTGATAAGGCTCTTAAGCAAGATGTTCAGCTTGAAATAGAAGCTTTTGCAATATCTTCAGCAGTAAGCTTTATAGCTAATGCAATAAGTAAATGTGAATTTAAAACTTATATAGATGGTAATGAACTTAAAGACGATGAATATTATCTTTGGAATATTGAACCTAACAAAAACCAAAACTCTAGTCAGTTCTTACAAGAACTTATATCAAAATTATTGCTTAATAATGAGTGTTTAGTTATAGAAAGTAATGGTCAGTTAATAATTGCAGATAGTTTTAATCAACGTGAATATGCTTTAGTAGAAAATATATTTGAAAATGTATCTAGGAAGGATTTTACTTTTAAACGTTCTTTTAAAATGAGTGAAGTTCTTTATTTTAAGTATAGCAATGATGATGTCCAAGTATTACTTTCTAATTTATTAAAAGGGTATAACAACCTTCTTAATATGGCTATAGGAAAATATAGACGTTCGGGTGGAAGAAAAGGAATATTAGATATTGATGCAACGGCAACAGGTAATAAGGACTTTCAAACTAAATTTGATGATTTAATGAACAATAAATTTAAACGTTACTTTGAAGCAGAGAATGCAGTACTCCCACTAGAAAAAGGTTATAAATATGATGAAAAAAATGGAGATGGGAATAAAAAGTCTACAAGTGAGATAGTTGATATTTCTACTATAACAAAAGAGGTTTTTGAAAGAGTTGCTCAATCTTTAAAAATTCCACCAGCATTATTACGTGGAGATATAGCAGATGTAGGGAAAATTACAGAGAATTTTTTAACATTCTGCATAGATCCTATAACTGATATTTTATCAGAGGAGGTAAATCGTAAGAGATATGGTAAATCATCATTTTTAAAAGGTTCGTATATGAAAATTGATACTACTTGTATAAGGCATATAGACATATTTTCTGTTTCCGAAGCTTTTGATAAGCTTATTGCAAGTGGTGGTTATAGTATTGATGAATTAAGGATTAAGGCAGGTGATACAGATTTGAATGAGGATTGGAGTAAAAAACATTGGATGACTAAAAATTATTCAGATATAGAAAATGTGAAAGGGGGTGAAAATGTTGAATAAATCAGTATACTTAATAAAACAATCTACAGCACCTAATACATTAGATTTATACATTTATGACTATGTAGAAGGTGATAGCTATGATTGGTGGACAGATGAAAAAATAGAAAGTCAAACGTCTGCAAATTATATTCAAAAGCAATTAGAGAGTATTAATAATGTAAGCAATATAAATATTTTTATTAACTCATACGGTGGAGAAGTTAAGGAAGGTTTAGCAATTTATAATCAACTAAAAAGGCATCCAGCACAAAAAACAGTATATGTAGATGGTTTTGCATGTTCTATAGCAAGTGTGATAGCTATGGCTGGTGACAAAGTAATTATGGGAACTAATACTCTTATGATGATACACCATGCAGCTATGGGAGCATGGGGAAATGCTGAAGAACTTAGAAAGGCTGCCAATGATGTTGAGGTAATAGATAAGGCTAGTTGTTCAAGTTATTTAACTAAAGCCGGAGATAAACTTTCAGAAGAAACTCTAAATCAATTACTGGACAATCAAACATGGCTTAATGCAGAGCAATGTTTACAATATGGTTTATGTGATGAAATAGCAGGTAAAGAAGATGATAATGTATCAAAAGCTCAGCAAAGATTTAATCAAGCTATAAAGCAACAAATGGAAGGTTTAAGACAACAAGTTAAAGTTCCGGAACAGTTTAAACAAAATAAAACTAATGCAGAAAAATTAATGCAACTATTTAAAAAGAAAGAAGGAATAAAATAATGAAATCAAAAGATCTATTAAAACAAGAATTAACACAAAAATTTGCAACAGCTATGCAATCAGAAAACCAAGAAGATATGATAAACGCATTTGTTGAATTTGCTACAGGAGTACAAGAAGAAGTACTTCAAGATTTTAGGAAATATCAGCAAACTCAAGATAAAGAAATACTTCAAAAGAGAGGTATTCACCAACTAACTCAACAGGAAACTAAATTTTATCAAGCATGGATAGATGCAGCTAAAGATTCAAACCCTAGACAAGCTATAACGAACCTTAATATAGCACTTCCTGAAACAGTTATAGATAATGTTATGGTTGATATGAAAGCAGCACATCCTTTACTAGAAATGATTGAATTTCAAAATATGACGGCATTAACAAAAATGCTTATAAATAAAAAGGGTATTCAGCTTGCTAAATGGGGAACAATCTCAAGTGCTATTACAAAAGAATTAGAAGGAGCAATAGGAAAACTTGATTTAAGCCTTAACAAGTTAACTGCATTTATGCCAGTTGCTAAAGATATGCTTTTAGTAGGTCCGCAATGGATTGATGCATATGTGAGAACTATTCTTTCAGAAGCAGTTGCCTATGGACTTGAAGAAGGAATTATAAATGGTACAGGTGTTGATATGCCTATAGGAATGAATAGAGATATACACCAAGGGGTAAGCTTTAATACTTCTACAGGCTATCCAAAGAAAAAAGCTAAAAAAATAACTAATTTATCACCAAAAACTTTTGGAGAATTATTAGCGACCTTAGCAAAAGATCCTATAGATGAAAAAAAGGCAAGAGTAGTTGATAATCTGATAATGATTGTTAATCCTTTTGATTATTATAAAAAGGTAATGCCAGCTACAACAATTCAATTACAAGATGGAACTTATAAAAACAATGTATTGCCTTATCCAACTAAAATAATTCAATCAACTCAAGTAAGTGAAGGAGAGGCTATTCTTGGACTTGCTAAAAAATATGCAATGGGAATAGGAACCGGATCAAAAGATGGTAAAATTGAGTATTCAGATGAATATAAGTTTTTAGAGGATGAAAGATATTACATCATCAAGCTTATTGGTAATGGCCAGGCATTAGACGATAATGCATTTTTATTATTAGATATTAAGGGATTAGAAGATATGACAATGACTATAGCAGTAAAAGGTGAGGCAAAGGCTCAAGGAGATGTTTAAAATAAATGTCAAAAGAATTATTAGATGCTGTTAAATCCTATCTTCATATAACTTGGAAGGATGAAAATACAGAAAAGAATTTAATAGATGCAATAAACAGCAGTAAGGCACGTTTGCAAGAAATAGCAGGTGTGCCACTTGATTTTAATAAAGAAGGATTAGCAAGGGATTTATTAAAGGATAGATGTAGATATATAAATAGTAATGCTCTTGAAATGTTTGAAACAAACTTTGCTATGGAACTTCTGAATTTGCACATACAAGGTCAAGTATCTGCAATAGGAAGTGATACAAATGAAAATAAAAGTGGATAATATTGAATTTATTAGTTTTTCAGATGGTATATGCGACATTTACGAAGAAGATGAAGAAGGCAATAAAAATTATAAACATAAAAATTTAGGTTTTAGTAATAGAGTTTTAGGCTTTAAAAGATATTTTACAGCTGCTGCTAATCAAGTTAAAACAAATAGAGTCATAAGAATACCTCAAGTTCCTAATGTAGATAATCATGATACTTTAGAAATTAGGGGTGTAGGAAGATATGACATTGAATTATCTCAATTTATTTATGATACTAATCCACCAAGTATTGATTTAACATTAAGGCAACTTGAAATGTTTGAGGTGAAATATGAGTAATATACAAATTGATGATATGAGTGATTTCATAAGTGAATATATGAGTAATTATACTCAGGATATTACAGATAGAGTAAAAAAAGCAGTTGATACTGTAGGAAAAGAAGTAAATGAAGAAGTGAAAAAACATATAACTTTTAAAGAACATACGGGTAAATACGTAAAAGCATTTAGGGTAAAAAAACAATTTGAAGATAGATATAATAAAAGAAATACCTGGTATGTAGCTAACGGGCAACATAGATTAACGCATTTGTTAGAAAATGGCCATGCCCTAAGGCAGGGTGGAATGACTGAGGCCTATCCTCATATAAAATATGGTGAAAATCTTGCTAAAAGACGTATGGAAGAACTGGTAAAGGAGGCTGTGAAAAATGCTGGACATTAAACAATGGTTACAAAATACAGGCATGAAAGTTGCAGAAAACTATTTTAAAAAGCCTCCTTCATTGCCATATGTGATATTTAAAGAAGATATAAAAGTAAGAGGTGCTGATAATAAAAACAATTTATCAGATAGAGATATAACAATTGAGTTATATTCAGAAATAATAAATCATAAAGCAGAAAAAAATATAGAAAATCTGCTAGATGAAAGATCAATAGAATATTCAAGGAATCGTACATGGATTGAAAGTGAAAGTTTTTTTCAAACAGTGTACGATTTTAATTTTATAGAAAAAATTTAGGAGGAGATATAATGGCAGCAGAAAATGAAAAAATCGTATTAGGATCAGGAAAACTTTATATAACAGAATTTAAGGGTGAAATTCCAGATAGTAAGACTATTGAATTAGAATCTAATTTACTAGGACTTATACAAGGTGGAGCCACATTAGAATATAAACCAAAGTTTTATAAAGTTAAAGATGATTTAGGACTAGTACAGAAAACTATTTTAACAGATGAAGAAGTAACATTTAAAAGTGGAATTATGACATGGAACGGTAATACATTAACTAAGTTATGTTCTACTGCAAGGGTAACTGAAAATGATGGCAAGAGAATTGTTAAAATAGGAGGAATAGGAAAGCAAGATGGTAAACAATACATCCTTAGATTTGTTCATAATGATCCTATAGATGGAGACATTAAGGTAGCTATAGTAGGCCATAATGAAAAAGGATTTAGTTTAGCTTTTAAAAAGGATAAAGAAACTGTTATAGATGCTGAATTTAAGGCAGCACCTATGGATAAAGAGGGAACAAAAATTATTTATGAAGAAGATATTCCTAAAGAACACCACTAAAATAATTATGCAAAGGAGAGTAAATTATGTTTGATATAAATACTGTAAATAAAAGATATTTTAACATTAGAATAAATGAGATAATACTTGAAGTTGAACCTCCAAAAGTTAAAGCCCTAAAGAAAATTACCAATCTATCAAAGTCCAAGGATGATGATGCTATTGATGATTTAACAGATGCAGTTAAAATGATTTTAAGTAAAAATAAATCAAAGTATGATGTTACAGAATTAATTGATGAACTTGACTTTGACCAATTAAATCAAATATTAACTGCTTATTTTGACTGGTTAGCTAGGGAAAAGAACTCAAAAAACTAAAAATCCCTTATTATCCTAAGGATGAGGATGAACATGAGGGAAGCTATAAGGTCAGTACAATTGAAGAAAAGATTATTTGTGAATATACCGGTTATACATTTTACCAATTAGAGAATTTAGAGGTATTTGAATATTGGCTATTATTAAGAGATGCTATTGTTTATAACTATTTACAAACAGAAGATGGCAGAGAATATCTTAATAATTGTTGGAGGTTGGAACAAACTCAACCGGATAGAAAAAAATTAAGAGAAAAAATGAAAAAGAATTAGCTTACATTACTTTTAGTAAGCTAATTCTTTTTATTTATTTAAGAAGGGAGGTAAGATATGGCTAGCAATATAAAAGGCATTACTATTGAAATAGGCGGTAATACAGGTCCTTTGGATAAGGCCCTTAAAAATGTTAATAAAACAAGTAGGGATTTACAAAGTGAACTTAAAGGGATTAATAAGCAATTAAAGCTTGATCCTACTAATACTACACTGTTGACCCAAAAGCAAAAACTATTAGCTGAAAGTGTAACTAATACAAGAAGTAAATTGGATACACTTAAAGAAGCTGAAAAGCAGGTCCAGGAACAATTTAAACAAGGTAAAATAAGCGAGGAACAGTACAGAGCATTACAAAGAGAAGTAATTAAAACGGAAAATAAATTAAAAAGTTTAGAAAATCAAGCTAGCAAAAGTAATGCAACATTAAATAAAATTTCTAAAACAGCTGAAAAAGTTGGAAATGCGGCGGGGAAAATTGGTGACAAAATGATGCCTGCTACAGCTGCTATTGCGGGTGCGGGTGCTGTAGCCTCAAAATTTAGTATTGATTTTGAGAATAGTGTTGCAAAAACAAGTACCATAGCAAATGAAAGTGAAGTTAGTATAGGAGATTTAAGAAAAGGAATTTTAAAACTATCTGATGATACTGGAATTGCAGCAACTGAAATTTCTAATAATGTCTATGATGCTATATCTGCAGGACAAAAAACAGGAGATGCAGTAAACTTTGTAGCGAATTCTACTAAATTAGCTAAGGCTGGATTTGCTGAATCAGGTCAATCCTTAGATATATTAACTACTATAATGAACTCATATGGCATGAAGGCAGAAGAAGTTACTAAAGTATCAGATGTTTTGATAACCACTCAAAATTTAGGTAAGGTAACCGTTGGTGAATTAAGCTCATCTATGGGAAAAGTTATCCCTACTGCAAATACTTTTGGGGTTAACTTGCAACAAGTTGCAAGTGGTTACGCTATTATGACATCAAAGGGTGTTAAAGCAGCTGAAACAACAACTTATATGAATTCTATGTTAAATGAGATGGGGAAAAATGGAACTAAGGCCAGCGATGCCCTTAAAAAGGCTAGCGGTAAGACATTCCCTGAGCTTATTAAGAGTGGTAAAAGTGTTGGAGATACATTAAATATAATGAATGAATATGCTAAGAAAAATAATCTTAGTCTTTCAGACATGTTTGGTAGTGCTGAAGCGGGTAAAGCAGCCCTATTATTAAGTAATAATGCTGGAAAAGATTTTAATGATATGCTTAAAAATATGAACAATACCGCAGGAGCAACAGACAAAGCATTTAAAAAAGTAAATAATACAACTGGTGAAAAATTAAAAAAGTCTATTAACCAATTAAAAAATGATGCTATTAAACTTGGAGATTCAATTGCACCTATAATACAAAAACTTAGTAATCTAGCTGGAATTTTAGCTAAAAAACTAAGCGGATTGAGTAAAGGCCAATTAGATATGATTGTTAAAATAGGATTAATAGTTGCTGCAATTGGTCCTATTGCCAAGGTAGTACAAGGAATTACCCTCGGTGTGAAAGGGTTAACTATAGCGTTAGGCTTTTTAATGGGGCATCCCATTATTGTCATTATAGTAGGAATTGTTGCAGCGATTACTCTTTTAGTTATAGGTATAAAACATTTGTGGAATACGAATGAGGGGTTTAGAAGTGCCATAATAAATATATGGAAGGGTATAAATAAAATAATAGGAACAGTTTCAAATGCAATTGTAAAGTTTTTTACTAAAACAATTCCAGATGCATTTAATTCATTAATTAATTTTTTCAAAGGCATTCCTGCGTGGTTTAATGGATTATGGACAGGTATAAAAACAAATACAAAAGATATATGGAATAGTATGAAAGAGTTTTTTATAAATTTATGGGAAGGTATAAAACAAATTTTTAATTCATCATTAGAAGGCATTACTTCCTTTGTTATGAATAAATTTGGCTTTTTAATAGATGGAATAAAGAATGTTTTTGATGGAGTAAAAGAATATTTTTCAGGAGTTTGGGAAGTCATAAAAAATATTTTTTTAGGTGCAATTTTAATAGTTATAGATATATGCACAGGAAATTTTTCAAAGTTAAATACAGACTTAATGCAAATATGGGATAATATAAAAGAAGGATTTTCGCATATATGGAATGGTATAACTAAAATCTTTACTACAATCTTAGAAGTACAAAAACAAATAGTAATAAGTGCTTGGAATGGTATAAAAAATATAACCATGAGTATATGGAATGGAATATGTTCCTTTCTATCTAATCTATGGAATAATTTAAAAACTATGTGTATTAATACATGGAATAATATGTGTACTAGCACAATTAACTTATGCCATGATATAAAGCAAGGTGTAATTAATATATGGACTAGTATTTTAAACTGGTTTACTACATTACCAAGTAGATTATATAATTTAGCAGTTAATATGTTTACAAGCATGAAAAATGGTGTAATTAATACAGGCCACTCTATTATAGAAGGTGCTAAAAATATAGGAACTAATATAATAACCGCTTTCGAAAATTTACCTAGCAAAATGTTAGAGATAGGTAAAAATATAATAGACGGACTTTTAAATGGTATAACAAGCGGTGTAGGAAAAGTAGTTGATGCAGCTAAAAATCTTGGCAATAGTGTATCTAATAAAATAAGGGAAACATTAGATATTCATTCACCTTCTAGGGTTACACGAGCTTACGGACAATATACATCCGAGGGTTTAGCTTTGGGTATTTTAGATAATTTAGATAAAGTAAAAGAAGCCTCTGAAAAGGCAACGAATGTAGTAAAAAATATTCTATCAGATAAAGTTATAGATGTAAAAATCAAGACAAATACAAATGAAAATGAGATAAAAGATAGATTAGCAAGACAATTAAATTGGGGAGCTAATCATAGGGATGAATATCAAAAGTATTTGGAATTTGTTGATAAACTTAATAAAGAAGAAGTAGAAAAATCTAAAGATTATTTAAAAGAGGATTATGAAAATAGAGTTACTCATATAGAAAATAGATTAAGAATTTTAAAAAATGAAAATAAAATTGAGCTACAAACAGAAAAGGCCCGTATAGATTCACAAATAGCGTATTATCAAAAATTACAAAAAAACACCCAGGATAAAAACGCTAAAAATACTTATGCAAATAAACTATATGATTTAAGACAGTATCAAAAGCAGGTGTTAAATTCTACTAAAGCAGTACAAGAAAAACAAATTTATGAGTTAGAACGCTCTAAGAATGCTTTAAAAGAGTATTATGATAATGGTTTTAAATTATTAGATAAAAAAGAAAAAGCAATTTTAAAATCTTTTAAAACAGAAGAAAATTCTTTTAAAGATTTAATGATAACTTACAATACTGCAATTAAACAGTTAAGTATTAAAACAGGAGATTTAACAAAAGACTTAGAAAATCAACAGGCAATAGTAGTATTACAGTCTAAAAAGATAGAGGCTTTAAGAAAAAGATATGAAAAATTAGCTTATACTTTTGGAGCAACAGCAGAAGAAACTATAAAGGTTAGAAAAGAATTTGAAGATGCTAGGATAGAATTAGACAATATGGCCAATGCAGTTTCAGAAGCCAATAAAAAAATATCTGATAATATAAATAAATTTCAAAATCAAATTATTAATTCCTTAAAAGAAAGATATTCTCAAGAATTAAAATTCCAAGAAGATAAAATTAATAAAGAATTAGAAAATCTAAATAAATGGAAAGATGAATCTATCAAAAGAATAAATGATGTATACAATGCTAAAATAAAGGCATTAGATGATGAACTAAAAGCTGAAGAAAAAGCCGATAAAGATAAAGAAGAATTAAACAAAATACATTCCTTAGAAGATGCCTTAAAATTTGAACATAATGAATTTAATAAAGCTGAATTGCAAAAAGAATTAAATAGATCTATTGCACAAAGAAATAAAAGACTTCATAGGGAAGATATAGAAAATAAAAAAAATACTCTTGAACAGAAAAAGCAAAATGAAGTTAATAGTATAAATAATTTATATGATGCTAATAAAAATAACTTAGAAAAACAATTATCAGATACTAAAAAATTCTATGATGAAAAATTAAAAATGACTAATTTACAAGCTGAATCTGAAAAACTTATAGTATCCAATAATCAAGCTGAAATAGTTAAATTAATAAAATCGTATGACAAGGATTATGAAAATGCAGGGAAAACCCTAGGTGAAAGACTTGCAGATGGTATGAAAGAAAAAATAAATCCAGTAATTGATATGATTAAAAATATAGGAGAAACTATAAGTTCTATTAGAACTGATGAAATACAAACTGCTATTGATAAGGCTAATTATAATCCTATTTCAAATATAGGTAATAATGGCATAAATAAATCAACAACTAATACTAGTAATACGGTAGTAAATAATAATATTACCTTTAATAGCCCGAAGGCCTTAAGTCCTTCAGAGCAGAGAAGTAAAACAGAAACAACTTTAAGGAATTTAGCATTTGGAATGTAGGTGATAAATTGCAAAAAATAATATTTAAAAATGAAAGAGGACAGAGTATAGAATTAGGAAACTCTGTCCCTTTTATTTTACAAAAGATTGAAAACACAGGAAGTCCCAAAACAACTATTTTGTCTAGTAAAGCACCTGGCCAAGATGGAAAAAGCTATCATGGAACACTTTTAGAAGAAAGGTTAATACCTATAACTGGAGTAATTGTAGGTGATACTATGGAAGATATGTATGCTAAGAGGCAAAAATTATGCTCTATATTTAATCCAAAGCTGAAGGGTAAACTTATTTATATAAATAATGCTGCGGAGCATACTGTAGATTGTACTGTGGCAGATAGTCCAGCATTTAAAGAACAAATAGTAAATGCTCAGGAATTTTTAATACAGTTGTATTGTCCCAATCCTTTTTGGATGGATTTACACGAAGCTAAAGAAGAAATAGCTTTATGGGTTGGAGATTTTCATTTTCCTCTTATAATTCCACAGGAAACAGGAATTATTATGGGACATAGAATAAGCAATTTAATAGTTAATGCTAAAAATAAGGGTGATGTTGAATGTGGTATGCGTATAGAATTTAAAGCACTTGCAACAGTAGTAAATCCTTCACTTTATGATGTTTATACTCAAAAATTTATTAAAGTAAAACGTACTTTAAATGTTGGAGATAAGCTAGTTATAAATACTAGCTTTGGAAATAAAAGAGTAGAAATGGTTAAAAGTAATGGAACTAAAATAAATGTATTTAATTATATAGATCTTGAAAGTGAGTTCCTACAATTAAACGTAGGAGATAATCTTTTGAGATATGATGCTGAAAAAGGTATAGATAATCTTGAAATGGCATTATATTATAAGCCTTTATATATGGGGGTGTAAGCATGAATAACGTACCAATTAGAATTATAGACCAACAATTTAATTTATTAGGTGAAATTGATGATTATGAATCTTTGATATTTATCCGTAAATTTAGCCCAGTAGGTGAATTTGAATTACACATAAATTTAAATAAAAATAATGCTGATAAGCTCCAGGAGGATAATTTAATTCTCTTAGGAGCTTCCTTTAATAAGGTTGGTATTATAGAACATATTGAAAAAACTATGACTGAAGATAGTAAAGAAGAATTAACCATTAAAGGACCAACTTTGAAAGGTATATTAAAAAGAAGGATAACTATTCCACCTATAGGAAATAGTTATGATACTGCAGCGGGATTTCAAGAAACTATAATTAAGAAATTTGTAAATAATAATGCAGTAAATCCAGTAGATAAATATAGAATTATTCCTAATTTAATTATTGCAGAAAATAAAAGCAGAGGTGTACAAGATGCCTGGAGGACTAGATATGCTAATCTAGCAGATAAAATAACGGAGATTGCAGAGTATTCTAATTTAGGTTGGGATATTACTTTAGATACCTTTAATAATAAATTTGTATTTGATGTACTGGAAGGAAGAAATCTAACATCTGAACAGGAAAAAAATCCTCCGGTTATTTTCAGTGTAGATTTTGACAATATAAAGAATAAGCATTTTATTAAAAGCCTGCTTAATTATAAAAATATTGCCTACTGTGGTGGTAAAGGTGAAAATGAAGAAAGATTAATACAAATGGTTGGAGCTGCTAAGGGACTAACTAGGAAAGAAATTTTTTTAGATTGTGGACAGGCCGAAAATATTAAGGAATTAAAGAGTATCGGGGAGCATAAACTTAAAGATTTTAAAATAATAGAAACTTTTGAAGCAGCAGTAATCCCATATGGTTCTTTTAATTATGGCCAGGATTGGGATTTAGGAGATACAGTAACCGTATTAGACAGAAAGTGGGGAGTTATTCTTAATACAAAAATAACAGAAATAAAAGAGATCTACGAAGTTAATGGATTTAATTTAGAAGTTACTTTTGGAGAACATATACCTAATTTATTAGATACTATAAAAAAAATATCTAAAAAGGAAGTGAACTAATGGAAAAGTCAGGTTTTTTTAATGCTATGAAAGTAGGTGATACTTGGGACAGAGTATACAAGGCAGAGAATTATGCTGAGTATTTTGCTAGCTTTATAGGCAATGGAGTATTCCCAATCCCTAAGATGGGTTTGCAAGTTGTAGAAACAAGCAAAATGCAAGTTATCTTAAAAAAAGGTAAGGGATGGATTGAAGGCTATAAATATGAAAATACAGATGATTTAGTATTAAATATAGACGTAGCAGATGGCGTACTTAATAGAATCGATAAAATTGTATTAAGATATGATGTAGCTAAAAGAGAAATAAGGGCAAGGGTAAAAAAAGGAGAATTTAAAAGTCAAGCTACAGCTCCTACAATACAAAGGGATGCGGATATGTATGAGTTAGCTTTAGCAGATATAAAAATTAATGCTGGAGCTATAAAAATTACTCAATCAGATATTACAGATTTAAGACTTAATAAAGAATTATGTGGTATTGTACACGGTACTGTAGATCAAGTAGACACTACTCAAATATTTAATCAATTTGAAAGTTGGTATAGTCAAACTAAAGAGGCTTATGATAAAGACATTGCAATATGGACCAAAGAAAAAAAACAAGCCTTTGAAAAATGGTACAGTGAAAATATAAATAAATTCTTAGATCAATGGAATAATTGGTTTAATCCTAATACAACTAAATGGGAAAAAGATTTCAATAGTTGGTTTGATACTCTAAAAGATAAACTAGATGGAAATCTAGCAGCTAAATTAAGCAATGATGTAGAACAGTTGAAGAAGGATATTAAAAACATCAATATACCCGTAAAATCTGTAAATGGTGAAATTGGAGAGGTAGAACTTAAAGCATCAGATATAAAAACAGAAAATGGACAAACAGTTGAATCGCAATTGGATGATAAAGCGAATAAAATTATCGAAGATGATAGTAATGATAAAAAGTATGAATTAGGTATAAAGAATGGGCTTTTATATTATAAGGAGGTGTTGTAGTGGCAGAGGAAATTTTTATAGCTGATAAAAAAACATTAGATGAAGTAAATAAAAACAGCAAAAACATTCTTAAGAATACACAAAAATTAATTTCAACTAATTCAGAACAATTAATGTTTAATCAATATAAAATTTTTGGAATGAAAGATAAATATATATTCGCAGAAACATACTCATATAGTGAAAAAGAAATAATTGCGTTAGAATCAAAAAATGGTGGTATTTTTAGATATTTAAATGTAGAAGTTGGTCCAAGTGTTTCGAATTCTGATTATGAGTATATATGTAAAAACATTAAAATAAAATTAATCATTGATGGTATTGAATATATTTTATCAGAAGCTAATCAATTAGGGGATTCATCAAATTTATGCGTGAAATTAGATATATCAGAACTAGGTACACTAAATAGCTATTTACAACACGTGTCAGAATCGAATTTGAAAAATTACGATGTGCCACCATTGTATGCTCCCGATAATGAATTTACATCAATAGTAGACAAAATACAAACAAAAAAATTTGATAACCTAAAAGGTACTGAGCACGTACTTTTCGAAATCTATACGACATACGAAAGATATATTAAATTTAATAAGAGTTTTAAAGTAATAGTATGTGGTGAAAGTCAAGCATATTCAGATTGTAAAGTAAGAGCGAAAATAGACTTCCTAGGAGGAATTAAAATTGATTAAAAAACAATATGTAAAAGATGAATTTTTATTTATAGAGTATGATAGTGGAGCAAGTGTTAAGGTACCATTTCAAAAAGAACCTTCCGAGGCTATTCGGGAACTCCCTAAAAACCCAATACTAGAATTGCAAAAACAAGTAAATGCCTTGGGAAAAGAGTTAAGTCAAGCTAAAGTAGAAAATATTAAAAAAGATAGTATTATAAATACTTTAGGTAAAGAATTGGCACAAGTAAAAATACAATTAGCAGGAGGTAATAAATAATGAATTTTTGGAGTTTGGCATGGGAATATAAATGGTGTACGTTAGAACAGTTAAGAACAGTGGTAAGAACTAAACAAAGACCTTTTGGAGAAATAACACCAGAAGAATTCAAGAAGATAACTGGGATGGAGTTTTAATTACACAATAGAAAAATATGATAACTCAAGAACTATTACATATAAGTTGTCATATACAACATCATAAATTACTTGAAAATTCAATATTGAGGTACTACCTTTAATGTATACTTAATGATATAATCTTAGTATGTAGGAGGTGTAATATGAATCATGAACGAAGTGAAGGGACTTTTATATTAGGTTCCTATTACTCAGTGGAAGAAGTAACTGAAATAAAAAGCAATCCTGCATTTAAGAATTCAGTAGCTAAGAACATATTAGATTTAAGATATGCTAATGAGAATCTTATGCAGCAAATATTCAAAACTAAGATATTTAAGTTGTTAGACAAATTTTTTAAAAAAATCGTTAAGTAAAAAAGATAGTGCCGCATTTTCAGTAATGAGAATGTGGTTTTTTATTACGTAATTCAAATGATAAATAATGCTACATAATTAAATTTTATAAAGGCAGAATAGACACCTATAGGGTGTTTTTATTTTGCCTATTTGTAGCAATAGTAGTATAATATATCCATATTATGGGGGGATATATTATGAAAAAAAGAATATTTATTGAAGGAAAAAATCCAATGGAAAGAGCATATATTGGGTGGCAAGATAAAGAATTATCATTATATGGTGTTAAAGAGGGATATAAACTTTCGGCTGATGAGTTAGTTAATATCGCATTGCAAAAAGGTAAAGAAAATAGAATTGATGTTTTGGATCAATATATATTTCCTATAATGCATTCATACAGACATTCAATTGAGATTAGTTTAAAACTTATATATTATAGAATATATGGAAAATTACCCAATAATGGAGGAGGCCATAATCTAGTTGACATATGGAACAATAGGATTGTAGGAGATGCATTTAAAGGGTTGAATTTAGATATACCTAAAGATGAATTAGAAGAAATAAGGAATCTTTTAATAGAATTAATAGGAGAAGATTTAAATGAGTTGAACGGAAAAGATTCAAAGGCTGATGTTTGGAGATATTTAATGAATACTCAAGGAAATTTATATTTTATCAAGTGGAAATTTATAGATTATGTAAATCTTAAAAAAACTATGAATTACTTATATAATCAGCTAGATGCTATATATCTTATGGTAGATCATGTATTGAGTGAATAATTGAGAATAAAAGAACTTACTTAATGTAGGTTCTTTTTTATATTAAAAATAAGAGAGGTGCGAAAATGGATAAAGAAAATATTTTTAACACTATTATAGCAGGAGCAGGAACATTGTTTACTGCTTTATTTGGCAGTTGGGATTTAGCATTACAAATACTAATAATATTTATGGTGTTAGATTATATAATGGGAGTTTTAATAGCTCTAAGTAATAAAACATTATCCAGTAATGCAGGATTTAAAGGACTTCTTAAAAAGACAGTTATATTAGTAGTTCTTATAGTAGCAGTTTCTTTAGATAAGCTACTTAATACTGGTAGTTGGGTTTTCCGTACCCTTGTTTGTTATTTTTACATAGCGAATGAGGGTATTTCTATTTTAGAAAATTGCGCATGTTTAGGAGTACCAATACCAGAAAAAATTACAGATGCTTTAGCACAATTAAAACAAGGTAATAAGAAAGAAATTAAAGAGCAGAGCAAATAGTTCTGTTCTTTTTTATTAAATTTTTAGGAGGTATTTTTTATGAAAGGTGTAGATATTAGCAATAACAATCAAAGACCTATTGACTTTACAAAGATAAGAAAGAGCGGTGTAGAAATAGTATACTTAAAAGCCACAGAAGGAGCAACATTCCAGGATCCATATTGTAATGAGTATTATAATCGTGCTAAAGCTACAGGTTTAAAAGTAGGATTATATCATTTTCTAGTAGGTACTAGCTCACCAGAAAGTCAGGCACAAAATTTTTATAATATGCATAAAGGGAAAACATTAGAAATAATGTCTAACTTAGATATAGAAAGAAATAATTTCAATGTAATGGACTATGCTTTAAGATTTATTAAAAAGTTTAAAGAATTAAGTGGGAGAGATGTAAGTGTATACGCAAGTCCTTATTTTATTAATAATAATTTAGATATTAGATTAAAGCAATATCCTTTATGGGTTGCACATTATGGAGTAAGTAAACCTATGGCCAATAAAGTTTGGGGAAGTACTTATGCAGGGCATCAATTTACAGAGCGTGGAACTATACCAGGAATACCAGGTATTTGTGATATTAATAATTTTAATGAATCTATATTAGAGGATAATAAGGGGGAAAAGAAAGTGAAAAATATAGTAATTTATAATGATGGAGCAGATCAAAGAGCGGCTGAATATTTAGCAGATTTTTTAAGCTGTCCTACTATAAGTAATAGTAGACCATTTGATTACTCCACTGTAGAGCATGTATATGCAGTAGGTTATACAAAGGAACATTATACAAGCTACTTAAAAACACTTATAAGTGGCAATGGCAGATATAATACTCTGCAAGAAGTCTTGGACTTTATAAAAAAGAATAGCAAATAAAACATTAGAGAGTAGTTGCAGTTTAAGGCTGTAGCTACTTTTTTTTACTTTTTTGAAGGAATTCTAAATAATTTGTAGAATAACATACAAAAGATGAAAATATTAACATTAAATATGCGATATAAGGTAATGGGGGATTAGTATGGGATTTAAATATGATGAAAATTATTTTAGTAGGATTAATCCTAGTATATATGGGAATAAATCATTAAGAGAGCCACAAATTCAAGGATATTATCATGTATATGAACATTTTGTAATAAAAAAGAAAAGTACTCATTCCATAGTCATTTTACCAACTGGAGTAGGGAAAACAGGACTAATGGGATTACTTCCTTATAGTATAGCTACAGGAAGAGTTTTAATAATAGCACCTCAAATAGTTATAAAAGACACTGTAATAGATGAACTAAACCCTGATGCTCCAGATAATTTTTGGATAAAAAGAAAGGTCATTGATAAACCTAAAAATTTACCAACTGTAATTGAATTTGAGGGTAATAAAACGAAACAAGAAGTTCTTGAGGCTGCTAATATAGTGGTAGTAAATGCTCAAAAACTTCAATGTAGATTAGAATCGTCACCTTTAAATTTTTTACCAAATAATTTTTTTGATATGATTATAATTGATGAGGCTCATCATTCAACTGCTAAAACGTGGGTTGAAACTACTCAGCATTTTTCAAATGCAAAAGTTGTTAAGGTTACTGGAACACCTTTTAGAACAGATAATAAGGAAATTGCAGGAGAATTAGTATACAAATATAAACTAAGTCAATCAATGGCTAATGGGTTTGTGAAAAGTTTAGAAAATTTAGAATATGTACCAGGAAAATTATATCTAACCCTAGATAAAGATGATAGTAAAAAATATACTATTGAAGAAATAAAAGAAAAAAATCTAAAAGATGAAGAATGGATAAGTAGATCTGTAGCTTATGCATCTGAATGTTCTGAGAGTATTGTAGACAAAAGTATTGAGTTATTAGAAAACAAACTAAAAAATAATACTGTTCCACATAAAATTATAGCGGTTGCTTGTAGTATTTGGCATGCTGAACAAATAAAAAAAATGTATGAAAAAAGAAACTACCCAACAACAATAGTTCATAGTGATTTAAGTAGTGAAGAAATAAATAAAGCTAAAAGTGACATAAAAAATCATAGAGTTAAAGTCGTTGTTAATGTTTCTATGTTAGGTGAAGGATATGATCACCGATATTTATCAGTAGCCGCTATATTTAGACCTTTTAGACATGAACTTCCATATGCACAGTTTATAGGTAGGATATTAAGAATTATTCCTGAAGATGAAGCAACCAGAGCAGATGATAACATAGGACAAATTATTTCTCATAAATATTTAGATATGCAAAAGTTATGGAAATTTTATAAAAAAGAAATACAAGAAAGTGAAATAATTAAACATTTAAGGGATGTTGATTTATTATATGAAGATATACAATCAAAAAATAATAAAAATAGTGATGTAAAAAAGGATGATTTAGGGATTGTTTATCAAGATGGTAGTGGTAAACTAATAGGAGATGTTTATTTAACAACTGAATTAATAAAAAAGAAAAAAGAAGAAGATGTAGAACGTGAAATAAAAATTAAAGGAATTCAAAACCTACTAAATTTAAATAAAGAAGATGCAGCTAAAATACTTGATCAAGCAGAAAGTACTGAAAACTCTATTAAAAGACCAGACAAGTATTTTGCAAGTAAGAAGAAGGATATTGATATAAAAATAAAAGAAGATATAGTACCAAACTTAATTTCAGAATTTAATATTGACCAAAAGGATAACAATTTAAAATATTGTCTTTTATTTAGAGGACCTAGGTATGCTTGGATAAAAAGAAAAATTAAAGATAATGGTGGAATGCTAGCTGTATATTTCACCCAATATCTTAATAATGAAATAGGGTTAAAAAGAGATAAGTGGTCTATAGATGATTATGATATAGCTAATGAAAAATTGCCAGAATGCATAGAATATGTAGAGAAGGTTTTAGCAGACTATTTAAATATTGAATAATCTATTATATAATTTATATAGGAGGTTTTAACTATGGATACATATATCAATAAAATTTATGATTTGCTTTACTCACCTATTGTAACACCTTATAATCTTTTAGAAAATGCTAAGTTAGGTAACTATAAATATGTTAAATATTACAAAGGGGATATTGGATTAATATGTGAGATGAAGTGCTCAATAGAACTTGAAGGAGAGGCTATATTTTACTATTATTTTGATAATAAAGATTCTTTACTTAAAATATATATGAAAAAAAATTGTGAAAAAGATATTGTGTTTGATAGAGATTCAGAGTTAGAAAAAATTAAAAGTGATTATCTCAATGATAAAAATATTTTAAAAGGTAAAGCTATATAAAAGAGTCCTGTTATCAGGGCTCTTTTTTATGGATTTTTCTATGGAAGTTGTTTTATTGAGTGTATTTTAAAACATGATGAAAATATTTTCCCAACAGTTTTAATTGTTAGACCTTTTATTTCTTCTTCTAATAATAATTTACCTTTTAATATTCTATATACTACTATGTGTATAAATAATATAAACACATTATTTAACTAATTACTAATTGTCAAAAGGGAATTACTTATTATAAAAATATTACTTATTATACTGTAGGAATAAAATAGCTTAGATACTAATGTCTAAGCTTAATTTCATACCTATTATAGAGGTATATATAACAGGTATATATGAAAGGCGAATGAAAAAAACAGTATTTAAAAAATATGTATAATATTTGAACTTTATGTAAAAATATTATATAATCAACATGGTATATATTTCATTTCATAGAAATTTTAAGGAGGATATTATCATGAAGTCACTTACAATTATTTTGTTTTTAATTGGATTAATTGGGATTATTGTTTCAATTGTTTTAATTATTAAAAACACTATTAAAAAGCAGGATAATAAAAGAAATAAAAAAATATTAATTGGATTTATTGTTTTATCAATAGTAGCATTTATTGCAGTGCCTACTTCTAGTACTAAGAAAGAAGTAAAAACAAGCAATAAAGTTGTAACAGAGGATAAAAGGATTCTAAGTTCAAAAGATAAAGAACTGTTAAAAAAGCACTATAAAGATTTTAATGAGGCACAAAGGGAACAATTTAATAAACTGAAACAAAAATACGAAAAAATTTCTTCTAAAGAAAAGGAAAGTATTAAAAGCGACTATGAAAGATTGTTAAAAGAACAGGACGTTCAAGCTAAAAAATTGAAAGACGAAGAAAAAAAGAAGGCTGAAGAGGCAAGGGCAGCTGAGGCTAAAAAATGGAATGATTTTGTAAATAAAAATAGTAAAGAGTTATCAGCAGGTGAACATACGGTAGGCAGTCATATAGATCCAGGAGCTTATGATGTTACTTTTAATGGTTCAGGAAATTTTAATATTTATTCGGCAAAAGGTTCACTATTAACTAATGAAATAGGCGGTAATGATTTAGGAATTGATAAGTATAGAATAATATTAACACAAGGTAATAAAATAAAAATTTCAAGCATGAGTGTTAATATGAAACCAATAAAAAGAAGTTTAATACCTTATAAAGAAACAAGTATTTATTCTGGTTATTGGATTTGTGGAGAAGATATAACAAGGGGAAGATACAAAGCTATGGCTGAAAGTGGCCAAGGAAATTTTATAATATATGGAAAGTCTGGGAGAGCAAAAACAAATGAGATATTAGGCGGAGATATAGGCGTTAATGAAGTAATTATAGATTTAGAAGATGGGGATATAATAAATGTAGCAGGATTAAAAAGTGTAAAATTAACACCTGAAAAATAA